GACACGAATGAAATCAGGTGTTATCATGAAATCGATCGACAAGTTTAGAACTGCGTCTTGTACGCCGTCAGGAGAGACCGACACCGGCTTCCCGCGCGGCGTTTTTTGTAGCGAGCAACCGACGATGGAGCTTTGGGAACGACAGCACGGTGAGAGCGCCAAAGCCTTCGGCGCCTTCAGCGCCTACCGCGACACGCCGGCGCGTGACCGCAGCATACCCCGCTGCGTCGCGGCGTATTATGAGGGCGAAAGTAAGGCAAAAGTACAACTTTGGCAGCGATGGTCGAGCCGCTGGTCATGGGTGAAGAGGGCTGACGCCTGGCAGGACGAGCAGGGGCGTCGTGCCCGTATTGCCCACCTGGCCGAGATCGAGGCGATGAATCGCCGGCATGTGGAGGCCGCGAAGGCGTTGCTGGCCAAGGCGCTGGATGCGCTGGATGCGCTGGACGCTGATGACCTGGAGCCTGGCCAGATACGCCAGTTCGTGGTCGATGCGGCCCGGCTGGAACGGACGGCGATGGGCGAGCCTGATCAGGTTGTGGAGCAGCGGATCAGGCGGCCGGCCGATGAGATGACGGATGACGAACTCGCGGCCATCGCGACAGGAAGCGGCTGATGAGCTACTGCGGCGGCGAGCGGCCCGGGCTCATCTGCTCGACTTTTGCCAGTACGTCCAGCCTGGCTACCAGCCGGCGCGGCACCTGGCCCTGCTGGCCAGCTATCTGGATGCCGTTGAGGCCGGCCAATGCCGGCGCTTGATCATCACTATGCCCCCACGTCACGGCAAGTCTATGACCACCAGCGAGCTGTTTCCGGCCTGGTACCTGGCCCGCAATCCCGACAAGCGGGTGATCCTGGCGTCATACGGCGCACGGCTGGCGCGCACATTCAGCCGCGCCAGCCGCAACCAGTGGCAGAGCAGGCGATTCGCTGCGCTGTGGCCAGGTCTGGCGCTGGCCGATGACAGCGCGGCCGGCGACGAGTGGAACATCCAGGACCACCGGGGCGGCATGATTTCGGCGGGTGTTGGAGGCGGCATCACCGGCCACGGGGCCGACCTGTTGATCATCGACGATCCGATCAAAGACGCGGCCGAGGCGTCCAGCGCGTTGCTGCGGGACAATCTGTGGAACTGGTACACCACGACGGCCTATACCCGACTGCACCCTGACGCCGCGGTGCTGGTCATTGCCACTCGCTGGCACGAAGACGACCTGACGGGCCGTCTGCTGAGTCAGACCGGAGAGGATGCGGAAGCCTGGACGATCCTGCACTTGCCGGCTATCTGGGAGCAGGACATCGCCGGCGTGCGCAACCAGTGGCGCGAGGTCGGGCATACAGTGGTTGACACTGACTGGCTGGCGGCCGGTGATGCGCTGTGGCCAGACCGTTACAGCGCTGGCCGGCTGCGCGGCATACGCATCACCGTGGGGCCGTTGACCTGGCACTGCCTATTTCAAGGCACGCCGATTGCGCCCGAAGGCAGCATGTTCAAACGGGGTTGGTTCCGCCTGGCGGACGTGTCGCCGCGCGAGGGGCGACGGGTGCGCTACTGGGACAAGGCCGGCACCGAGGGCGCTGGCGCATACACCGCGGGCGTGTTGATGCTGCACACCTACAACGGGCTTCTCTATGTCGAGGATGTGGTACGCGGGCAGTGGAGCGAGTTCGAGCGCGAGAGCACCATCAAGCAGACAGCGGAACTCGACCGCGACCGCTATGGCGTGGTCGATATCTGGGTCGAGCAGGAGCCGGGATCGGGCGGCAAGGACAGCGCCAAGGCGACGATCCGCAACCTGGCCGGCTTTGTGGTGCGCGCCGACAGGCCCACGGGTGACAAGGCGATCCGCGCGCGGCCGCTGGCCGCCCAGGCCGAGGCCGGCAACGTGTTGTTGGTGCGCGGCGCGTGGAACACGGTCTACCTGGACGAACTGGTCGGCTTCCCCAACGGCAAGTACAAGGACCAGGTGGACGCGTCGTCCGGCGCGCTCTCGAAGCTGGCCGGCGGATCTCAGGCCAGCATGACCAAGGCATTGTGAGGCGATAATGGCACTCTATTCACGAACGCCGGTCAATCCGGTGCAAAGCGCGTATCTGCGGCTGCTGGCGGAAGACCAGTCAGCCGCGGCCAAAGCGGTCACGCTGTACCGCGAGTTCTATGACGGCGACCAGGGCAGCATGCTTACCCAGCGGCTGGCCGAGTTTCTCAATGTTTCGTCGGGGACGTCCTTCGCCGTCAACCTGATGGGGCTGGTGGTGGACAGCCTGGCGGAACGGCTGGTGCTGACGGGCTTTTCGTCTGGGAACGACGACGTGGATGACCTGCTCGACGACTGGTGGCAGGCTAATCGCATGGATGGCAGCCAGATGCACGTGCATCAGGCTGCGGGCCGTGACGGGCAAGCCTTTGTCATCGTTGAGTGGGATGGCGATCTTGGCCGGCCAGCGTTCCACGAGAACGAGGCGTGGGATGGCGACGAAGGGGTGAAAGTCCATTGGGCGGGCCGGCCGGATTCGCGCGTCCTCTTTGCCAGCAAGCGCTGGCGCGAGGAGTTCGACGAGTCGGGCGAGATCGTCATCCGCCGTCGACTCAATCTGTATTTTCCAGATCGGGTGGAGAAGTACCTTGCATTGGGCGGCGATGCCGGCATAGGCGAGGCGGGTTGGGTCAAGTACGGCTCCCCCTGGCCCACCCCCTGGACGCACCCCAGGACGGGCGAGCCGCTGGGCGTGCCGGTGATCCCGTTTCTCAATCGACAAACGGGCCGCTCGGAACTGGCCGATGTGATCGGCGTCCAGACGGCGCTCAACAAGACCGTGTTGGACATCCTGGCCGCGGCTGACGTGGAGGGCTTTGGCATCTACACGAAGACGGGCGGCGCGTTCGTTCAATCTCCGCTGGTGGCGCCGGGAGCGTTCTGGCAGGACACAGATCCTGCGGCCAGCTTCGGCAAGATCGGCGCCGGGACGCTCACGGCGCTGATGGAGGCGTATTGGCTGTTCTGCAAGACGGTTGCCATCGTCACCCGCCGCCCCCTCTCCCTGTTCGTCGGCTATTCATCGGGCGAGTCGGGCGAGAGCCTCAAGGAGAGGGAGGCTGGCCTGGTGGCGCAGGCCAAGGCGGCGACGGTGCAGTTCGGCAACGCATGGGAAAACGTGGCTTACATGGCGCTACGGCTGCATGACGCTTTCGGCGGCGGCTACGATAGCATGGCGAACCTGACGCTTTCGGCGCAGTGGAGGTCGGTGGAGGCGAGGGATGACAACCAGTATCGGGCGCAGCTGCGGGCTGACTTTCAGGCTGGCCTGATCGACAAAGAGCAAGCGTGGAAGGAGATGGGGGTGAGCGAGGAGGACCAGCTGGCCATGTTGCGCCGCGGGCAGGCACGCCAGGCTGCTTTGGTGGCTGATGCGCTGCGCTTGATGCAAGAGACCAAGGAGGTCAACAGTGGAGGTCAACAGTGACGCAGAAGATTGACGTAATCAAGGCGCTGGAAGCTCAAGGGCTGGTGCAGAGCGGCCTGGCTGTGCAGATGGAACGGTTGCAGCCGGCCGCGGGTCCTGTGGCGTTGGGCGATCCGCTGCCGTTGGAGGACCTGCTGGCGCTGGCCGAGATCAGCCCTGATGACGTGGCGCGGGCTATGGCCGATTGGGATGGCACGTCCGGGCTGCCGGGGCTGCTCCATGCTCGGCAGGTGGTGGCGACATGAACGATCTGGCCATTACGACGACGGTCAACGAGGCGGATACCATCGTCTCGTTGGTTAGCGGACTACGCAGTCGAGGTTTGGATGTGCTGGTGGTGGATGCCGGCTCGACTGATGGCACGGCTGATCTGGCGCTGGCAGCAGGCGCCCATGTGCTAAGGATGCCCCGTATCTCCATCCGTGATGCCCTGTTGGCCGGCTGGGAGATGGCGCTAGAAGACGCCTGGGTGAGTTGGGTTGTCCAGATCGATGCGGGCGGCAGCCACATGCAGGCCGACGCTGACAGGCTGCTGTATGTGCTCAAAGCCAGTGGGGCTGACATGGCTATCGGCTCCCGATTTATGTCTGGCAGCGCCTACCGCGGCAGGCCCTTGCGCCGGGAGATGTCCAAGCTGGCCGCTGCGGCGTGCCGGCTGCGGACCGGGGTCTGCATCACCGACTGGGCGAGCGGGCTACGGGCGTTCTCGCGGCCAACGCTGAGCAGGCTGGTGCAGGCGTCATACCGGGCAACTATGCACGGTTGGCAGA